GCGCTGCTCATGCCTCACCCCCAAACAGGCGCTCCGCCCGCTCAGCGATCTTTGCCAGCGCCTTGGTGGCGCCGATGTATTCCCTCTGCAACTTCGCCCGTTCGTCCTCGGGCTCCAGAGGCTGGGGGCGGCTGTACCCGCATTCGTCAGCCATGAAGAACATGGCGGCGGAGGAACCCTGTTCCCGGGCGCGGCGCATGATGAAAAGCATCTGCTCCAGGCCCAGCTTCTCGGCTTTGGCGGTGTTGATGCAGTCGGAAAGCCAGCGGCCGGCGGCTTGCGGGTCCGTTTCCGGCTTGAGCATCGCGCCCACCACCTTCGGCCCGCCCAGCATCAGGATGTCGGTGCGCAGCGCCTCGAAGATGTCCTCGTGAAAGAGGGTTGCCTGCTCCATCCGTCTCTCTCCTACTCGTTCCCACGCTGTCGGAAGGCGTCGGAAACCTGAATTCAGTCAAATAAAAAGCGCTGCTCAGGCAGCGCTGGTATTTGCTGGTCGCTCAGCAACAAGCTTTCCGTCCGTCACCACCTGGATTTGGTACTGACGAGGAACGGGCGGCTTGTCGCCCCATTGGTGGACCGCCGACCGGTTGATGCCCAGGGCTCGCGCCAGGGCGGCCGAACTGCCGAAATGCTGGATTGCGTCTGAAGTTTTCATAGTCACCTAGTTAAGCATGCTGGACTCTATGCCGTCAATCATACTAAACAGCGCAGGACTTATCATCCCCTGCATGTCTACCATCGCTGAACGAATTCGGGACGCCCGCCTTTTTGCTGGCATTACCGCACCTTCCGAGCTGGCCCGCCGATGCGGAGTCAGCCGCTCTGCTGTTTCTCAGTGGGAGAGCGGCGACACCAAGAACATCAAGCTGGCCAATCTTGAGAAGGTGGCGGAGGCCTGTAAGGTCGACATGGCCTGGCTTGTGACCGGCAAAGGCCGCAAAGAGGGCATTCCGCTTGAGGTTCAGCAATTGGCCGAAGCCATAAACAGCCGCCCTCCCCACCAGCGCGAGGCGTTACGGGCGCTACTTGGTCCGACTGATGAACACGACAACGGTGCCGAGTCCGCCACAGGAACTAATTAACGCCCTTTCCCGCCGCAATCGCAGATAGCCGCCTCTTGGCGGTTTTTTTGTAATTTGTTCGTCCAGCATGCTTGACACCTCATTCCTGAGTCGTCTAGCATGCTTAACACATCAACACGGACAACCCGCAGGGGAACGAGATATGAACACAGCACTTTTGATTTACCTCTACATCGTCGCCGGCAACGTCGCATCGGCATTTGCGGCCGCAGCTTTCATCTTGGCTATTGGCTACTTCGTGCCGCTAGCCGTAATGGGGCTCTTTAGCAGCTTCGGCTCTGACACTCACTGGAGTGGCGACGCGTTGAGCCCAGAAAGCAAAGGCTTCCTCGCGATGCGTCGGCACTTCAAGTCCGTCGTTATCGCCCTGGCGCTGCTTGGCTCCGTACCTGCCCTCTACCCCGACAAGGAAGACGTAGCCTGGATTCTTGGTGGCGCCGCCGCTGTGCATGTTGCTCAGACGGAAGAGGCTAAAAAGCTGCCCGACAACCTGCTGAGGGCCGCCAACACCTTCTTGGAAGGTATCTCCGAAACCGAATCCGAACAGTAATCCGGCTTTTACGGGAGCGAACCATGAACGCACATCAAGCCGCCAGCGATTGGGACTACCAGGATGCACTCCATCCGCAGCGTGCCGCCTACGACGCGTGGTGCGAGGCGTATCTGGTGGAGGCGCTCAAGTCCGACGAGCTCGAAACCGCGTTCAGCGCCCATGAGGACCTGGAATCCGAGTTCGACGCCCTGGTGCTGCTCCTCGCCTTCAGCGCCGCCGAGTTCCGCCCGCTGTGCCTGAGCGAGTTTCGCCGCCAGACGTTCGGCATGAGCCGGGATCAACTGCTGGACGTGCTGGAAGACGGCGAGATTGATCCGGTGGAGATTGTCCGACTGGCGGTGTTCGCGCCGGATGACGCGCGCCGGACCTGGGCGCCGCATGTTCGACAGGCCATGGACAGCTTCCACGACGCCGTGATGAAAGTCGCGCCGACCTGGGGCTGGGTGGAGACGATTTTTGAAGGGAGGAACGAGCCGTGAACAGCGATCAACTGCACAGCCTGACGGTGCTGGCCCACCAGGGATACCGGGCCGCGATTTCCTCGAACCACGATCTGGCCATGTTCTACCAGTGCCGCCTGGATGGCTGGTGGGAGTGCGCCCTCAGCGCAGGCGACATGGATCTCGCCTGCGCAGCGTACCGGGCCGAATCCTGGGTTCGGGCGGCCAGAAGCCTGGTTGATGGTCAGCCATACGCGGTAACCGTCAACGGTGCCAACCTGATGTGGAGGGGCAGTCATGAGCGAGATTGATTGGAGCAAGGCGCCGGAGGGTGCAACGCACGCCGCTTTTGGCGACGACAATATTCCCGGGTGGTACCGGAAGGAGGCGGGCTGCTGGCTTTTCTTCCCGGACTCATGTGGTCCCGCAAAGTGGACGACAGATTGTTCTCAGGAGCCTGAGAGAGAACGCCCAAGCCTCATCTGCCGTGCAGATCAGTGGAGGGGCCCTGAGTATGGGCTACCGCCCTGCGGCGTTGAGTGCGAAGGCTATGTCAGGGCGGAAACCGCCAATCATGGGGCGCCCGGAAACAAGTGGCTGCGCGGGGTTTCTGTGGGCGAGGCCGTAGCTCCAAACGGAGGCGTTGGTGGTCTTCTGAAAGCCGAGGATGGGAAGGTCCATTTTATTGGCGCCTGTACACACTTCCGCCCCCTCAAATCCGACAAGGGGCGGGCGATTGATGCAGCCGTGGCGGCGACGATCCTGAAAGACGGCCCGCGCATCCGTGCCGCCCTGTCTGACATCTACGACGCCGGGCTCCTGCGCCTGCCGGAGGAACAGTCATGAGCGAGAAATTCCCAAGCCACCTCAAGCGCCTGGCTCCAACACTTAGCAAGTGGCGTCAAATGAAACGCCGCGAACTTCGGGCCGCCAAGGCGCAGTTTTCAGACCTTCGCGCCGGATGCATGTTCACGCCCGCTTACCGAGAAATCGTCGAGGCGGAAAAACTAATCGACTTGGCCCTGGCGAAGTGCAGCCAGAAGGAGTGGGGCAAATGACCATCCTCGGACACGACGTAAACGGGCGCCCGCTGCGGGCTGGGGATCGGGTGGAGGTCGCCGAAGGTGCTGCGCACGGACACGGGCAGACAGGGCGGTTAATCGGTCCATGTCCGGATTTTGCGAACCAACTGGAAGCACAAATGGATCACGGGCTCCTGGGCTCTGCACGGGCAGAGCACTGGCGCCGGCTCGACGACCGCACCGACCACCAGCCCAGCGAATACACGTTCGATTCACTAATGGACCACCTGAAAAGCGGGGTGCCGGCATGAACAACTACAGCTTTGGCGAAATCCTGATGGGCGCCACGACGATCATCGCGTTTGTCGCCCTGATGACGGTCATCGGTGAGCAGGACTACCGCGATGCGCTGGCCGAGGAACGCACCGCCTGTTTGATGGTGGCACAAGGCCACTGGCCGGCAGAGACAGCAGAGGGCTACGACTGCCCGAAACGAGTAGCAAGGAGCGAGTTATGAGTGAGTTCAAGGGAACCAAGGGGCCGTGGCGCGCCGAGAAGGTTCATGGATGGAGTGGTGATCTCTGCATTACTGCTCCCGGCGAATCTACACCGATTCTCAAGGCCATCAAGCCCAAGCGCTATTTCACTGATTATCCGACCCGGATCGATGAAGACGGCGAAGAGTGGACGGTTTGCAGTACTAGTGCTGCTAAGCAGGCAGGCAACTACGTGGCGACGCGAGAAATAGAAGAAGAGCTGGACGCTGTGGAGGCAGCAAATATGCACCTGGTGGCCGCCGCACCGGATCTTCTGGAGGCGCTGGTCATGGTCCGTGACGCCGACGACGACAGCGGTAAAGACGGATTGCCGAGAATTCCGGGGGCGGCGCGCAGCAAGATTGATCGCGCCATCGCCAAAGCACTGAACACCGATACGAAGGGAGAGGGTCATGAGTGAGCAGATGAAAGACGGCGGGTCGGCGTTCCCGGTTCCCAATGACGCCAATGTGAACGGACAGGAAGGCATGTACCTGCGGGACTACTTCGCGGCGAAGGTAATGCCGGAGTCATTGCGCGAGTTTCACGTTTTTGTGAATGACGGTGGGCAAGTCCCTGATAACTGGAGGGTCGGAATTGCCCTGGAGGCTTACGCAATGGCTGACGCCATGCTGATCGCCCGAGACACCGATACGACAGAGCGCTGATCTGTTGTTTGCGGGGTCCGCCCCGCCTTTTATTCGATAGGAGCACGACATGAACGATCTGGCAGAACGACAAGAGGCCCAGGCGCCAGCTGTTGCCGGCGAAACCGGCGCCGTCCTGGCGATGATTGAGCGGGTGGCGACGAACCCCGAGGCCGACATGGACAAGCTGGAGCGCCTGCTGGATATGCAGGAGCGCGTGATGAACCGGAATGCCATGCAGGCGTTCAGTGCGGATATGGCCGCTATGCAGGCCGAACTGCCCACCGTTGCCGAAACGGCAGAAGGCCACAACAAGGCCAAGTACGCGCCGTTGGAAAAGATCAACGAAACGATCCGCCCGGTGCTCCAGAAATACGGCTTCGCTGTGACGTTCCGCACCGAGCAGCAACAGGGCGCCGTGGCCATTACCGCCGTGCTGTCGCACCGGCAGGGCCATACCCAAGAATCCACCCTGGTGCTGCCCAACGACACCAGCGGCAACAAGAACACCGTCCAGGCCATCGGCTCCACGGTGAGCTACGGAAAGCGGTATGCCCTCTGTGCCCTGCTGAACATCAGCACTGGCGACGACTCTGACGGCAAGCCGCCCCAGGCGGCAGGCCTCAACAAGGAGCAGGCAAAGCGGCTTCGTGACGCCCTGAAAGTGGCGGGCCTGGACGACACCTATATCTGCAACGCAACCCACATCACGAAGCTGGAAGACCTGGACCCGCTGCGCCTGGATGCGGCCATCAACCACCTGAAGGCCAAGGCGCAAGGGGGCGACAAATGAAAATCATCACCGTACCCCAAGGCTCCCCGGAGTGGCATCAGGCCCGCGCCGGGGCCATCACCGCCAGCATGTTCTCCACCTGTCGGCAGATTCTCAAATCCGGCAAGAACAAGGGCGACTACAGCGCCGCCGCCAAGGATTACGCCTTCCGGCTGGCCGTGGAGCGCATCAGCGGCGAACCGCTGAATGAGGGCTTCGAGACCTACGCCATGCGCCGGGGGCATGAACTGGAACCGGAGGCCCGGCTCGCCCATGAGGCCCGCATTGAAATGCTGATCGAGCATGCCGGCGTGGTGTTGACCGATGACGGCCTGTTCGGGGCCAGCGCCGACGGCCTGATCAATGACGACGGCGGCAGCGAGTACAAGTGCCTGATTGCCCCCGAGCGCATCCGCAGCATCGTCGTGGACCAGGATCTGAGCGAGTACCACGACCAGGTTCAGGGCTGCATGTGGCTGACCGGCCGGAAGTGGTGGCACTTCGTCCTCTACTGCCCTGCCCTGAAGCCCGCCGGCCTGGATCTGATCATCCATGAGCAGAAGCGCGACGACGACTACATCGAGGCGCTGGAGAAAGACCTGATCGCATTCAACGGGCTGGTGGAGCTCTACCGCCACCAGATCGAGAACGCAAGCGGCGGAATAACCGCAGCAGCTTAATCCGGCGCTCACCGGGGAGTGGCGGGCCTTACCCGCCCCCTTCGGGGGAACTGACAACGGAGAGAGATCGAGTCTATGCCGAATCATAAAGCTATCGCACGGCTACTCCTGCGCCGCCATGTAAATGATGAAACCGGATGCTGGGAGTGGCAGGGCTGCATTCAAGGCAACGGATATGGGCGCATAAGATTTAATGGACGGACCCAATACGTGCATCGACTTTCTTTTGAGGCCCACAAGGCGCCAATTCCGGACGGGCTTGATGTTTGCCACACCTGCGATAACCGGCGCTGCTTCAACCCCGACCACCTTTTCGCCGGAACCCGCACGGACAACATGCGAGACGCGGTACGGAAGGGCAGGCAAGCGCGAGGCGAGACGATTTCCAGGCTGCACAGAGGTGAGCTGTCCAACTTCTCGAAGCTTAAGAGACCTCAGGTAGTCGCCATCCGCGCCCTAAGGAGTAAAGGGGCCACCACTAATGAGCTCGCGACCCTGGCAAACGTGAGCGCGGACAACATACGCCGCATTTTGCGGAACGATACCTGGAAGGAGGCATAAATAATGGCTCGAGGCGTTAATAAGGCAATTCTCATTGGCAATCTTTGCTCTGATCCAGAGTGCAGATTTATGCCCTCGGGAGGAGCCGTGACCAATTTCAGAATGGCGACCAGCGAACACTGGAAGGATCGGCAGACCGGCCAATCCAAAGAGAGGACAGAGTTCCACCGCTGCGTGGCCTTCAACAAGCTCGGTGAGATCTGCGGCGAGTACCTGAAGCGCGGTTCGAAGGTGTACGTGGAGGGCTCGCTGCGCACCCGCAAGTGGCAGGGGCAGGACGGGCAGGATCGCTTCACCACCGAGATCGTGCTGAGCGAAATGCAGATGCTCGACGGGCGTGGCGGCCAGAGCCAGGAGCCGGCCAATACCAGCCAGCAGCCCGCCCCGGCGGATGATTTCGATGATATGGGTTCGGTGCCTTTCTAGGAGTCGACATGAATATTCAGCAGCGCTGCGTGAGCGCATACCGGCAGCACAGACATCTGAAGTTGGCTGCGGAGGATGTTGGGATTCCCTGGCAAACGGTCTATGTCCATTTGCGGCGCGCCGGGGAGCCTGTAACAGGCAACAAACTCGCCTACGGGTCCGATGCCGACAAGCTGGCCGGCCTGGGTGAGCGGCAGTTTTTGTCTTTGGTGCCTGATGCTGAGGATATGAACGGCCGCAAATTCCAAAGCAAGGTCGACTTCTACGTTCGCGGCTATTCGGTAGACGTCAAGTGTTCGACGTTGAAGTTGGGCAGCAAGGGAACAGACCGGAGGCGCTGGGCATTCTCAGTGAAGAAGCAGGAAGCGATAGCGGACTTTTTTGTTTGTTTCGGTTTCGGCGCTGACAAGGAAATAGCGGCCTGTCTGCTAATCTT